GCACCTGTTTGGGTGCACGATATACTTCGGACCCCAGCGAGCCACCTGTCGATTGACAGGCCTCCTGCACCGAAGTGTGTTTGACCAGACCCCACCCTGTTCGCTCGGCCTCCTTCAATGGTGGCGTTCGAAACGCCTATCCGGTAAACCTGAATGTCAAAACAGGTGAGCTTGATAGCGGGACTCTAAACGTGGTGAAGATACCACGCTAAGTCTGTATCCGCTGTAGTCTTCGTCGCTTAGGCAGCCGAAGCGCGAGTGGGTGTGCTCGCACCTCACCACCTCGTGACAAGATATAGATTTAGCAATGACAACGTTCATTTCAATCGCGACAATTTTCATGTCTATGAAATCCATGTCGGCTGCCATTGTAAATCGGAAGTGGGCCTCCCCCGGAGAAATCTGGGGTATGACCCGTCTTCTGATCCTGTCCGTAGGTTTAGTGAAACACATGAGTGGCTTCAAGCTGTTAACGGAGCGTATGCTTCTTTTATGGCGCAAGAGCGGGAAGAAATTCCTGATCTTGTACCTTAAGGAGGCAGTTGCTCACGTTATCGCCTTCTTAAATCACCAGCGACGCGCTCTAACCAAGGGCGCACCGCGGGTGCATTTAAGTCGAGCGGGTCTGCCTACGATTATCCCAGGTTCACTTCGAGCCATCGTGCATCACTTTCGTGTGCACGGTGGTATCGAGGCTACCCTGGTGGTCCGGGCTGTGTTGACCGTTCTGTCGATGTACAGAGTCTTGAACTTTGTGGCGCGGCCTAATTTGGCTACGATCACGGATCCCTTTAACGGGATCTCCCCATTGCTCGATATTAATGAGCTGGGGCAGGTTCTCTCTCTGTTTCCTCGACGAGCGGTTAAAGGTCTTTCCTGGTTTATCAGTGAGTCCGCTGGGCCTAACGGCCCACGAGCTACTTGGTTTGCAGGGGCTGATGCCATTGCGATGATTGAGAATCCACGTCAGTGGTTTCATCTTTTATCGTTTATGGTTATCAACCGACAATACCCAGCATTCGTTTGGTTACTCATGATCCAGCTAATCTCTATTCCAGGGATGGTAGTTCTGGTCATGATCAAAGGCTTAAAGGTTGTCCCTTCCAAGTTAGGGCGGTTATCCGCTCTTGACAAGGATGGGGCGGGGAAACGTCGAATCGTAGCAATCACGGATTATTGGACTCAGCTTTCGCTGCGTCCGCTCCATGATGCCCTATTTTCCATGCTTAAAACAATTAAGCAGGATGGTACCTTCGATCAGTGGAAACCGATCGAAGAGTGGGTTCTCCCACGGGTACGGCTCGGCGTTCCTTCCTTTTCCTTTGATCTCTCAGCTGCTACGGATCGCCTTCCAATCGCGTTTCAGGTTCAAGTTTTATCGATTCTCTTCGGAGAACGGTTTGCTCGAGCCTGGAAGGGGCTATTGGATCGAGATTGGTGGTTCCAGGGTAAACCTATTCGGTACGCAGTCGGGCAACCGATAGGAGCTTTAAGCTCTTGGGCGATGCTGGCTCTCAGTCACCATGTGATTGTTCAGCTAGCTGCTATGCGTGCGGGATGGACTACTTGGTTCCCCTAC